TATTTTGCAAACAAACATCACTGACGTTGAAGATTTGAATGCAATTATAACATTGACAGAAAATCCTGCGTTTTCTGGATCAAAAACAAATGTTGTAAAAATTACTGAAGGTGGAACATCATTTATCCAGTTAGACACATCAACTAATTTTGACAGTGTTTCAGGTGATTTTGATGATGCCGCTGGTCTTTTTGATAGTGGCCTAAATACCATCGCAACATCTGGCTATTATGATTTTTCAACGTATGTTGATCTCGGAGATAAATACACCAGCAGAGTGACGGCTAATTTCAACAATATCCGAATTGATTATGTTGATCTGTTCGATTCTGCATCTGGTAATTTTGATGATCGAGAAGGTCTGTTCGAAGGAACTGCAACTGCTTTTGATGATACCAGTGTCAATTTAGAAATTGCTACAACGGATGATGATCCGTCAGCATCTCCTGCTTGGTCTGATTTTAGATCGTTCGTCGTTGGAGATTATTCGGCAAGGGCATTTAAATATCGAGCACATTTGACATCGTTATATGGCGGCTCGACTCCGAGCGTTACTGATCTTGCAGTTTCTGTAGATATGCCTGATCGTGTTATTTCAGGTTCAGATTTAGTTTCAGGGGCTGGCTCATATGTTGTGACATTCTCTCAGGCATTCAAAGGATTATCTGGGATTGGTGTTGCAGCACAAAATCTGGCGTCGGGCGATTATTATGTTATAACTGCAAAATCAGAAACTGGATTCACTATCGTTTTCAGAAATTCTGCGAATGTTGCTATAAGTCGAACATTTGATTATGTAGCCAAAGGATACGGAAAGGTCATCTGATGTCGCAAAATGATATGACAATCGCCAATCAAGGGTTCCCAGCAACAAGATCAGATATCAATTCTGCATTGCAAGCCTTGGCTAGTACCTCCTCTGGATCAACTGCACCATCAACGACTTTTGCAAATCAGCTTTGGTACGATGACGCTAACAACATTCTTAAAATCAGGAATGAAGCAAACTCCGCTTGGATCAGCATCCTAACACTGAATCAATCGACTAATGTTGTTACGAGTGTTGAAAGTTCTGCATCCCTTGCTGGAACAAATACATTCTCTGCAACTAACACATTCGCTGGAGCGATATCTGCAACAGCGAATGCTTACATGGCGATTGATACTTTAACTGACGCTGCGACGATTGCGGTTGATATGTCGGTTGGTAATAATTTTTCAGTCACTCTTGGCGGCAGTAGAACTCTCGGCAATCCGACGAATTTAACTGCTGGTCAATCTGGTGTGATTTTTATTACTCAGGATGCAACTGGTTCAAGAACACTAGCATATTCATCTTTTTATGACTTCCCAAATTCAACTGCTCCAACATTAACAACGACTGCTAATGCGATTGATGTTTTGGTTTACACAGTAAGAACATCAACCTCGATTGCCTCGCAACTTATAACCAACATCGGATAATTCATGGCAGTTCCTGTCGAAATCAACAATCTAATGCTAGGTAGTGTATCGGGATACCAGATCAGCCGTTCCGTGCGGTTTAGATCATCTGCGACAGCTTATTTTAATAGGACGTTTGGCACACCAACAAGTCAAAACACATGGACATTATCTTTTTGGACTAAACGGGGTACTCTTGGAACGCAAGTTGATGTGTTTTCTGCGGGTACAGCTAATCGACTTGAGTTTTTGTTTGCTACAACTAATACATTTCAAATTGCAGACGCATCTACAACTTTTATTACCACAAATGCAGTTTTTCGTGACCCTTCCGCTTGGTATCACATTGTTGTTAGAGCAAATGGTTCTGGTTCTGCACTGCAAGTTTATGTCAACGGCGTAGTCACAACAAATTCTACCACAAATAACTTGACAACTTCTTATTGGAACGCATCTGGCACAGTTGGCTACATAGGTTCGCTAGGTGGTTTTTCTAGTAATTACTATGACGGCTACCTTACAGAAACCAACTTTGTTGATGGACAAGCATTAACTCCATCTAGCTTTGGTGAATATGATTCTATCACTGGCGTATGGAAGCCAAAGAAGTACACAGGCACATACGGCACGAACGGTTTCTATCTGAACTTCAGCGATAACTCAGCATCAACAGCCGCAACCATTGGCAAAGATTATTCTGGCAACGGCAATAACTGGACGCCAAACAACATTAGCGTAACTGCTGGTGTGACATACGATTCCATGATTGATAGCCCAACATCATTTCCTGATGGCAGCACTGGGCGAGGGAATTATGCTGTTCTTAATCCTATTGGTGTTCCCTACAACACAGGCACTGCTGCTGGCGGTAACTTAAATTGGACGGGTGCTGCTAGTGCTGACAAGGGAAGGGCAGCAACCATTTCTATGTCTTCTGGGAAATGGTATTGGGAATGCACTGTCACGGCAACTGCTGCCGGAAGTAACAGTTATGTTGGTATTGTAAAGACGGCAGGTACAGCAGATAGCAATGCAAACAGAGTTTATTATCGTGGAGACGGTGCTGTTCTTAAATACGGCACATCAACAACAGGTTTAACCACTTACACTACTAATGATGTTATCGGGATTGCGTATGACTATTCAGCTCAGACATTAGCTTTTTATAAAAACAATACCTTAGTTACCACTGCTACAAGCATAAATCTTGAAGCTAATTTGCCATGGGTTGGTGGCTATACCACTACAGAATCGTGGGCTTTTAATGCTGGTCAACGTCCATTTACCTACACGCCACCATCGGGGTTCCTTGCTCTAAATACACAGAACCTTCCTGATGCGACGATCAAGAATGGTGCTAGTTATATGGCGGCTACTACCTATACGGGTACGGGTGCATCATTAACCATTGCAAATAGTGCTAACAATACGATTGGCACTACGTTTCAGCCTGACTGGGTGTGGATAAAAGGCCGTTCTGGTGCGACCGACCATGCTTTATATGACGCTGTGCGTGGCACTACAAAAGATTTGGTGAGTAACTCAACCGCCGCTGAAACTACTCAGGCAACTGGTTTGACAGCATTTGGTTCAACTGGGTTTACCATTGGTGCATTAGCTAAAGTTAACACCAGTGCGGCTACCTATGTCGGTTGGCAATGGAACGCTGGTGGCTCAACTGTAACCAACACTAGCGGTTCAATCTCAGCACAAGTAAGGGCTAATCCTACGGCTGGTTTCAGCATTGTTACTTATACGGGTACGGGTGCAGCGGCAACGATTGGTCATGGATTGGGTGTTGCACCTAGCATGATTATTATTAAAAATAGACAAACTACTACTTCATGGGCCGTTTACCATGTGTCGGTAGGAGCAAACCAACAACTTCTTTTAAATTCAACCAATGCTATCTCTGCGGATACCCAAGGATTTACGGCTACGCCATCTTCCACAGTATTCTCGGTTGGTACTGGTTCTTCAATGGATACCAACCAAACTACAGGTGGCGGTCAACACGTCGCCTACTGCTTTTCCGCAGTAGCAGGATACTCTGCATTCGGCTCCTACACAGGCAATGCTTCTACTGATGGGCCGTTTGTGTTTACTGGATTTAGGCCACGGTTTTTAATGGTTAAACGCACTAATGGTGTAGGCGATTGGATGCTTCTTGACTCATCAAGGGACACATCAAACTTGGTTACAAAAGGTTTGGCTGCAAACCTTTCAAGTGCTGAAGCTGCTGGCGATGATTTTGACTTTACAGCTAACGGATTTAAGTTACGAGATACAGGCACAGGCAACAACGCTTCTGGCGGTACATACATCTACATGGCATTTGCCGAAAATCCATTCAAACATTCTTTAGCGAGGTAAAATTATGTTCATGTTAGACAATCGGTCGCTGCCGATAGACATTGGGTTTACCCATAATGGCATTCAGTATCCAAACAACTGGTTGCGTCTTGCCTCATCTAGTGAACGCTCTGCTATCGGTATTACAGAGGTTGCCGATCCTGAGCCATATGACGACAGGTTCTATTGGGGCTTAGACAACCCAAAAGACTTGGAAGGCTTAAAGGCTTATTGGGTCAGCCAGATCAAGGACACAGCAGGGAAACTCCTTGCTCAGACAGACTGGATGATTGTTCGTAAGATGGAACGGTCTATTGATATTCCTGCTGCGATTGCAACATCTCGTGCATCTGTTGTGTCTGAATGTGCAAGATTGGAAACAGCTATTGCTGACGCAGCAGATGTTTTGATTTTAATCACTGCTGTTGGTTCTCAAAATTGGGGCGAAGAATCTGTCTTTTGACGATCATCTTTTTGATGTAGAAGTACATCGAGAAGAGGATCAGCAATGTCGGTTCAGCGGTTAAATTCATCATCTAGCCGAAACGTCTATCTGGATGCTCCTCGCGGCATTCATCCAGACTGCACAGCCGTCCATCGATTCTCATTTAATGCGTCTGTTGGAACGTCCTACGCGACGATCTGGGACGGTGTAGCAGGAATCTACGCATTCCCATCCACGGCAGTCATTATGTCGTGTGTATCGACCTCTGCAAGCGATACAATGGGACTAGTGATTACTGGCCTAGATGCGGATTACAAAGAGATCAGCGAAACGGTTACGCTGACAGGTGTAACACCAGTATCAACCACAAAATCATTCCTCAGAATCAACTACGCTCAGATCGCTACTGGCAGCAATGTCGGTGAAATTGATATTAGTCATACTGGTACAGTTTACGGTCACATATCTGTCGGAAACGGCGTTCAGCAATCTTCCGTGTTTTCTGTTCCTGCTGGTCAATCATTGTACATCACTCAGATTGACTGGACGAGCGGCACAATCGGATCAAACAAATACGGGTTTGCTAGAGCATATCTGAAATTGTTCGGTGGCCCGACATTGCGGTTTTTTGAATCAACATTCGTGACATCTCAGTTGAAATACGAACCACCAGTTCCGTTCAAGGTTCCTGAGAAATGTGATTTTGCTATCGAATGCAAAAGTTCTGCGACCACGAATGAGATCAGTTGCTACATCAACGCATTATTAATCGACGATTGAGGAACCTAGAATGTCAGATGATTTGAACCAGCAGATTGGTCGCTTGGAAGCTAACGTCGAGCGGCTCCATGCCGATATGGCTGAGTTGAAAGCTGACATAAAGGTTATATCAAACTCGGTTAATCGTTGGAAAGGTGCTGGGGCCGTGTTGCTGATCATTGGAACAGTTCTCGGTTTTGTCGTCGATATGATCTACAGATTGTTTGAGAAATAAATGCTTGATCCATTTACCTTAATCGCCGGGGCGACCGCCTTATACAACGGCATCAAAGGTGCGGTTGATTCGGGCCATGAGATGCTTGATGTTGCCGAGAAAGTCGGGTCGCTATTCGGTCGAATTGCCCAGATAACTCAACTC